AACAAATAATAGATCTATTGCTCAACTTGCCAAACATTTAATTAATTAGTTTTCCAAAAGATTTGTACTCCCAATAGCGAGAAGCAAAGTATAGAAGTTATAAGATTCTTGAGCGTAAAAGGGCTCTCATCGAAATGAACCCAAGCAAGAACAATAAACACCAAGTACCCAACTGCAAAGGCTGAGAATCTAATAGCCCAGACACTACCCAGTATCTCGTAACCCATTTTAGTTCCGTATGCAAACAGAAGCCCCACAAAAGGAGAAGAACACACAATGATTGGAACTGAGTTTTCCTTAACCCATTCCCACATAATCATCGAGTTCGACTGATACCAAGATATGATCTGAGCCGCCACCAACACAGCAAATAACAAAAGAAGTTTTGTATTCATCTCGCTACATTCCCGGCAGCAAGGGCTATCTGACATATGTGCTCAAGCCTTTCAATGTGCTCAAAGGCATCCCAAGGATGCTTCCCCATAGCACAAACACCGTGCTGCTCTTGTCCCACGATATTTACATTGTATGGTATCGACATGTGATAAAACGTCTCTGCTGCCAATTCTTGTGATATAGCAGGTAGAACTGGAACATTGTTGCCAACCTTTGTATATCTGTGAACCTCTGGGAATTCTTCTGCAAGTTCTCTGAGGTTCCAGCCTGCTCTCATTGCTGCGATGGTATAGGTAGGATGGAGGTGGAGAACGGCTTTAGTACTATGCCTGAACTTCTGCTGAAGTTTCCAGTGCATCTCCAACTCCCCACTTGGGTTCAACCCATCCAGTATCAATTTGTTGTCGTGTATCGGAATACGGACAATTGTCTCCGGAATGATCGTAGTCTTCCGAACTGCTGATGGTGTAATGTAAAGTATATCTTTTCCACTTCTTCTCAAAGAGCAGTTTCCATCTCTTGTTGTGATCCACCCACGTTTATAGGCTTCCCTCATAACGTCTCCCATTGCTGTAATCATTAGTATCTCCGTTCCCAAGCATATTCAAATAAGTAGTGACTAGTCATCAGTACTGCGTGTAGCATCAAAGTGAAGAATGATGCTTCTTTAATAGAGCCCGTGTATACCCAAGTTGCAAGCAGGGTTATTGAAACAGAAACTAATCTCCAAGCAATTACTTTTTTAATTCTTTCTTCTGTGTCCCATCTCATTTTCTTCTCCTTCCAATCAATAAGATTGCTGATAATAAAGCCAACACCATTGCTGATGGGGATGGGTTAGCGGTACAAGACTTGATAGGATCAGATATCTCTTTCTCGCCCTCGTCTAAAGAATCCTCATTGGGATCAATATATGGCTCTCCAGTGTCTTCTAGAAGAATGGCGGTGTCTTCATCTACTGGTTCTTCAGAAGGCTCTACAATTGGATCCTCAGTCTCCTCAGTGGTATCTTCTACAGGCTCCCAGTAAGGCACTCCAATCTCAATACCTTTCAAGGACAAGCCCAATTCGTGAGCGAATGGATTAATGTTGCCTGTGTCAAAGTGAGATACGAAATTGAACTCATCCATCATAAATGTTTCCCCAACTTCTACTTGAATCGGAAGAAAGTATTCATAATATGCTGATTGGTTTGCTCGCTCTCCTAAGTTAAGATAAGTATCCCAAGCCATAAGATCTGCTCTGCCGCTGACAAAGACATCCCATTCAAAAAGTGTTACTTCATATTGTGTTTGAACTCTGTAATCTGAATTCATAAACCCCTTTGCTTGGACACTCGCTTCTGCGTTTGCCCCACCCTGAACGGGGACACCGTTAATGTTAGTTCCCTCTGGGATTGATACAGCAGACATAGCAGATCCTTCCGCTCCTGCCGAAGATGCAGCACCAATACCATACTGGTTCGAGAAACTCATTTGTCCGTATGCGTCGATTCCATAGTTCTCAAATGGCACAGCCCAGTCCCAACGAAAGGCTCCTTGTTCTCTTGTGACATCTGTAATAGCCTCAACTGTTACAACAGGGTGCTCTCCCCAGTCAGCCCAGTCGTCTGCCCATAGTTCACATTGAGATCCCCCAAGCCACCAAGGACAGTCATTACCCGGTGTGGCTCGCACTTTCACAACAGCAACATAGAAATCAGATCCTCGATCAATTGAAGACTGAAACCAAAAGAACTCGATAATGCCATCTACTGAGTTTCCGTATTCATCTGACGTTCCAAGATAAAGCGTGTTACCCTCGAAGAAAGAATAGTTATCTGGTGTCGTGTTGTTGTCCAGATCTGTAACAACACTAAAGGTGACGTCTAAGTCACCCTCTAGAATCGTTGCACCTGTGTAAGAAGTCTCAGGAACGTTTAACTCAGCAAAAGCCAAGTTTGCTAATAGTGCTAAAATCATTCTGTTCTCCTATAGTCGTCTGCTATCCTAACAACGTCATCAGGAAAATCAGTGCTGACTTCTAGAAGTGTGACGTCTCCTCTGTATGCCTCGAAACGATGCACAGTCATAGGGATAACGTGATATGCTTCTCCCTCTTCCACGATACACTCTTTTAGTTCTCCGTTTCTTGAGTTAGAATATGTTAGTTTTAGTCTGCCATTAAGAACATAAATGGTTTCTTCTTTATCTATGTGGTACTGTAAAGAAAGCCTATGCCCTTCTTTGATATTCAAAATCTTGCCCATATACTTTCCTTTGGCATGAGCCCACCAAATTTCATTGCCCCAAGGCTTATCTACTTTTTTCATTTATTCTCCAATTTATTAGTCCACTCCACATACTTCTGTGTAGTCTTATTAACTAGGCGTTGCCACGCTCTTTTCTCGATTGGGATCTCCAATCTTTCTGCAATCTCTTCTGCTTTATGCCAAGCAAGGACTTCTTCCATAAGAACCATAGTTTTTTCTCTGAGGTTCTTTTTTCCTGAACGATCCATAAAGAAAGTTGAGTCCTCACTGTTCTCCATCATTCTTGATACGTGTCCTACTTCGTGCAATAGAATATAAAGCTTGTCTCTTGGAGGTGTTCGCCCACTGACTTCAATCTTCTTATTACCGTAATGATAAATAAAAGCATTGTCTTCTGCCAACAACTCTACCTCTGCACCATACTCAACGTGAGCATAGCGACAAACTCTTTGAGTCCAAAAATAATACTGTGAGTATTCATATTTGTAATCTAACACTTTTCGTAACCCTCATCATATAAAAACTTCATGAAGTCATCACAACCACCAATCAACTCCTGTTGTCCTGTGATCTTAGAGACTCTGACGATAATAGGAACAGTGTGGTGATTGAATACTTTCTTGATGCCTTCGAAATAATCCGGAGACTTGTCAATGATAATGAGAGCATGATCGAAACCATGCTCGTTCATTTTGTTGATTGCATCTACACAGAATGGGCATTTAACTTTTGCATATATCTTGTAGTAATGTAGCATCTTTACCCCTTCAGAATGTTGGTTGGATTGCTATACAACTTTGTTCTAACATCCCCAACTGATCCCACAACAACCATCTCTTGTCCGCTTGAGCCCTTGTGGATAATGACTCTTGTAAACTCCGCTGCTGCATTGATACCTTCCGGAAGTCTTCCTTCATTCAGTAATCGCTTCGTGTTTGTATCAGGTACGAGCGACACAACAAAGTCTGGATTGACAAATACTTCTCTGAGAGAATATGTTTTTGTTGTTGCAGAATTCTGCATAACTTCAATTAACTTTTTCATAATTCCTCCTTTTCTTGAAATAATTAATCTTACTGATGTCTACTACTATTTCTTGATCTCCATTGATCATAACCCTACAAGGGCTTGCAAAGTCGTGAAACGATTTGTTCTCTCCCTTGAGGGCTCCCAAGAAGATGCCTTTTAGCGACTTCCTCGACAATGCTAAAGTCCAACTCTGTGTATCAGTAAACCAAGAGTCCTGCTTTATCATCACCAAGTCGCCGGGCATAAATGTATTACTGCACATCATCTGTCTCCTGCTCCGGAAACTGAGAAGCAATACGTATCTTCTCGTATGAGAGCATAAGAGACTGCTGTTCTTCTAAGTTCTTGTCGATCAAAGATAGGACTTCTCTCAGTCTTTCTAGATCTTCTGAGGCATCTACATACCTACCTTCTGAAGCGTTCTGAGAAGCCAAGTTTAGAATTTGTTTGGCTCCTGCAAAACGATCACCTACTGTAGAAAATGACTCGTCAATCTCTTCAGGCAGTTCTTCAAGATACATTGTTTTTTGTATTGTGATTTTCATTTTATCTCCTTGATATATTCTATACGTATGAACTGGCTATTTTATTCAACTTGAATTATTGCGTGATTAGTATTTAGCAAAGTTGATGCTGCAGACACAGCATTAGTCAACGCAGTCTTGGTAACTTTAACTGGATCAACAATACCAGCATCATACATATTACACATTTCATGGTTACGGAAATCATATCCACAGTTCACATCGTTCTGAGATTGTACGTCACGCAAGAGAATATCTTCGGATAGTCCTGCATTGATACAAAGTTGTCGGAAAGGAGCCTCACAAGCCTTGAGAAGTATCTTACAGCCAATGTGTTGATCATCGTTCTCCAAGTCCAAATCATCCCCATCAGAGACGAATACGGCTGTCAATAGGGCTTTACCCCCACCGGTAATGATGCCGTCCTTCTGAGCCGATCTGACGGCTTCTAAGGCATCTTCTATTCGGTGTTTAGTCTCAACCATTTCAACGTCCGTTGCGCCCCCAACACGAATGACTGAGACACCACTCGCAAGACGAGTGATGCGTTCATTAAGCACTTTAGCCTCGTGATCAGACTCTGTTTGTCTGAGTAGTCCTTTGACTGCTTCAATTCTTTCTTCAACTGCTTGTCCCTCTCCTTTTCCTCCAACAAAGGTAGTCATTGACTTCCCTACCTCAATTGACTTACAGGTTCCTAGATGCTCGATTTTAACATCACGCATAAGTAGCCCTGCTTCTCTTGAAATGTAATCCGCTCCTACCGAGATTGCCAAGTCTTTTAAGATAGACTTTCGCTCCTCTCCGTAACGTGGCGCTTTGATACCTACGATACGCATTGTGCCACGAATTGCATTCATAATAAGAGCAGCAAGTGCTTGTCCTTCGATCTCTTCGGCTACAATCACAAGAGGACGTCCGTCTCTTGCTACTTGTTCTAAAAGAGGGAGCATTTCATCTACCGTCTCTAGTCGTTCATCAGTGACTAATACCAAAGGATTGTCATAATAACAAATCCCTCGCCGCTCGTCTGTCATAAAAGCACCTGCTGCGAAACCTGAGTCTATCTTGAAGCCCTCGATCAAGTTAAGAGAAGTCTTGTTTGATCTTGCTTCTTCGATGATTACGGTTCCATCTTTACCTGCCAAGTCTACTGCTCTCGCAACAAGATCACCAATCATCTTATCATTGTTGGCGGAGATGCGAGCAATATGCTGAATGTCTTCGACAGATCGGATAGGACGAGCAACACTTTCCAATCCTTGAATTAGAAGATCGCAAGTCTTATCCATTCCTCGCTTGAGTTCAATTGGGGAAACACCAGACACAATGTACTTCTGTGCTTCATTAATGATTGCTCTTGTGAGGACAGTTGATGTTGTTGTTCCGTCACCTGCATTTGTATTTGTTTCGTGACTTGCTTGCTTTACAATTTCAGCGATAGCATCAGTCACAGGATCAATACCTCCAAACTCTTTGGCAACTGTTACACCATCTTTGGTTACGTAACAAGCCTTGCCTTTGTTCTTAAGAAGAACGTTTTGTCCTTTCGGCCCTAAAGTAGAAGCGACAGGCTCTGCCAATGCATTAACTGCTTCAACAATAGCCTGTCTTAACTCTTCACCCTTCAATATAATCTTTTTCACTTTTCCTCCAATGATTAAACGTTATATATATTATACGTTTATAATCACTGTTTTATTCAAAGTCAATGTCTTTTAATTCGTTTTCTGCCATTTCCCTGATAATGTCGATGAGTTGCTTAGATTCTGTAAATGTTTGAGTTTTGCCAGTAGCAAAGTCGGAAGATTGCTCGTCAGAATCTACAGCACCACCAAACCCAAATATCACTTGAACTTCTTTGTATATGCTCTTATAACTATCAGAAATATTATTGATCTGATCTTTGGCGCTTGCACCACCAGCTTTAGTTGCCCTATAGCCAGACATATTGTCTTCTAGTTTTTGAATATTCGCCATAACTTTTTTCATATTAATCACTAGATCATTTCCAGTTTTGTTTGTAACATAATCCAATAACTTAGCAGTATTTTGAATTTTCGCTTTGTCAAAGATTGGAGTCAAAATTTCAAAAGTAGGCTTAAGGCTTGTGTCCGATATCATCACTCTAACATGAGTATCATCTGGCATTGCTGCAACTTCGGGGTTACTGACTGCATTTCCTCTTGAATCAAGTAATTCCACCAAGAATGCATTATTTTCATAAAAGACTCTAGTAATAAATACATTAAGCTTATTGTAGCCTTGCACTCCTCCTACTTTTTGCACATTAATGTACACTAACTGCTCTCCGGCATCTTTCAACAATGCATCCATACCCTCAGAGCCTGCCTTAGATTGCTTAACATTGTATATCGAATCATCGGCATACATCTTGGCACTAAGATAAGCGTTAGATAGTTTAACACTGGATCCTAAAAATTCGATGAATCCGGCAACGTTGTCAGCAGCACCTGACGATCCACCCGAAACGGGCATGTTGAAAGCGATTGCCAAGTATTTCTCAAGAGCCTCCCCAGCAACGGTTCCAGAATAGTCTCTTGCTATATCTGCAAATGATAAATATCCTGCTGCATTGTTCAAGAATTGAAACTTTTGCAAGTTATTTAAGCTATCTAGATAATCCTTAAGTACTTTTGTGGTGTCTGGTGTCCCATCTTTGACTTTATCTAAGATATCCCCAAATTGTTTTAATATCGCAAACCCTTCACTTACAGAGCCAGACTGCCCTGAATAGTCCGGAGCAGTAGTTCCCGGAAAGTCTGGAAGCATTTTCATGTTTTTGAAAGTATCTATGATATGTTTTTTTGCTCTGACATAGAAATCAGTGAATTTCTTGAAGTCTTTCTTTTCCGGATCTTGAGCGTCGGGAGCAAACCTAGCCACAGTATCAACTTGACTTAGCACATCCACTTGTCCAAAAACATTTGTTATTCCTCCAGCAGTCAATTCTTGATAGTATTGTTTCAAGCTATCATTGGATTGAAATGCCTGCATATAATCTTCAACAGACTGTGTATTTACATCAAGCATAACTCTCTCAACAAACTTTAAAGCTTCTTCCCTTCTATCGTTCTTAATATTTTGAGTTGCAGTTCTAATTGTCTCTCCAAACTCTAGTAATTTGTCTATAGCGGCTGATGTCTCGTTATTGACAACTTTTTTTAGATCGTCAATTTCTTTCTTGGCTTTGTCTCTGACATTGTCATCACTTATGATCCCGACATTAATGATATCAGCATCTCTTAGCTTTTTGAAATCCTCTTTGTTGTTGGCTACTTGCTTTATCTTATCATAAATTCCTTTGAACTTGTTATTTCCTTTTCTCTTGCCGGTAAAGTTGGCGTGATTACTATATAGATCGTTGAGTTTATCTTCTCCATATCCAGAGATCTTGTCATCTCCTCTTCCGCCGACTTCAGGCCCAGTCAAATTAACCTGAACAGCAAGTTTCTCTTCCAACTTCTCTTTCTCAATTGCTTCCTTAAGAAGTGTTTTCACCAATTCTTCATAACTGCTCATTTTAAATCTCTCCTAACAACTTTTCAATGTCAAGTCCGCCACAATCAATCTTGGTTTTCTTGACGTGATAATGGCTCAAGAAGCCCTTTGTCTTACCTGAAGCACACTGACTATCAAATGCATTCTTAGAAGCGCCTGTAGGTGTCTCTAAGGGAACGTCACAAGCCAAATGGATTGCTTTCCATAATGCTTTCAAGGCTTCTAGTTGAACTGGGTAGAACCCCAAGTGAGCGCCCAACTTCTTTCCATGAACTTCTGCATCGGTAACAACAGGACGTTCTCCAAAGCCATTCTTTTTGTACCACTGTTGCCATTTGAGATCATAAGCATTAGAGATTTCAACACCTACTGAGAGGTTGTTGATCTTTGAAACACCTGCATGCCAAGCAATATGCTGAAGATCCATTGTCTGATAGATTGTTCCATCGTTGTCAATCAAGAAATGAACAGAGATTCCTCTCTTATCCAAGACTCTTTGACAAGTCTTTGCGTTCAAGCACACGTCCCAGTGGTTAATGAACTGTGTGATCTTTCTAGGCTTCTTACCTGCTTGAGAACGATATGCTCCCAACTTTGCCATTAAGCCACCTTGATCTGTCCATAGAACAGTTTTGTCCCATTCGATAGGGAACTCCTTAGAGTTATAGACAATACGTGCTAAACCGTCATTGTCGTAGTTAGGAGACACATAATCAGAGATCTGTGCTTCTCTTTCGTTGAAGAGGACACGGAATGTTCCTTCCCCACACATACCGTCTGCAGCGAGTCCTCGCTCTTTCTGCCATTGACGAATGATGCGAACCAACTTCTCGTCAAACGCATCGTGTCCGAACCAAGTGGGATCCCATCCCAACTTGGCAGCGGACGCTTCATTAAAAAATAATTTATCTACAGCCATATTATTACTCCAATATCTTATCTGCAATTCCTAATTTGATTGCTTCTTCTGCACTTAAATAGACGTTTTGCTTTCTTCTCATAAAAGATTTGAGTTGTTTTTTTGACATATTTGTTGCATCTGCCAAAGACTGAAGGTAGATTTCTTGCATCTTCTTAATCTCAGACAGTTCGTTTTCTAAGTTATGTAGAGAGCCGTGGTTTCCTGCGATAACAGAGTGGATCATTACACGACAGTTTCTTCCGATATATCGCTCTCCTTTGGTACCAGATGCTAGGATCAGAACACCCGCAGACATAACCTTGCCAATTCCAATTGTTTGGATAGGACAGTCTTTCTTGACAACGTTCATGATATCAACAAGAGCAGCCATATCATCCGCAGATCCACCATAGGTAGATACATACAACTTGATTGGCTTGCCTTCTTCTGTGAGTTCACCTTCTTCGTCGTACTTAGGCATACCTACGTGTTGTAATGTCAACAGTGCAGAAATAACTTCTGCAATTCTTTCTTCCTCTACGTCGCCATAGAGTCCAACAGATCTCATTGAATTAAGTTTCTCTTCGTCACTTTCTTCTTCTGCCTTCTGAGCCACCATTTCCAACAACTCTTGGAGTGAGATTTGCTCTCCTTCTTCCTCTTCTAACCCAGATGATTCATCATCAAATTGCTGATCTTCAGCTACCTCTTCTGAGGTTTCTTCAATTTCTTCATTTTCTTTGTTCATATCGTCTCCTTTGTTAAACAAAAAAGGGCAAAACTAACAATAGCCTGCCCTTATTATACGTTTGAAATCTACAAATTATTCAGATTATCTTCTTTTTGCAGACTCTCTAAGCAATCGCCTAGCAACACGTCGAGTAGTTTCTGCGATGACTTCTTCATCATCCATAGCATCTACATCGGCGGCTTCAAGATCAGCATCTACATCGTCAGCCATCCCCATATCACCTCCTTCGGGTGCTGCTTCCATATCTTCCATGCCTTCATCTTCCATGCCTTCCATGTCTTCCTCTTCGTCGCCTTCGAGTTCCATAGATACGCCTTGAGACTGAGCCCAGTCTTTAATCGCTCCAAGAAGATCCATAACCATTGCTTCGGCGTCGCCACCTTCTTCAGCAGGTTCTTCCATGTCCATTTCCATTTCATCTTCAACTTCCATACCAGCGTCCATTTCTGGCTCTGCTTCTCCAGCAGGCTCTTCGTCCATTTCCATATCCATCTCTTCTTCAGCTTCTTCAGCTTCATTCAAGAAGTTGGAAACGTAGGTAGGCTTGATGTTTGCGTATTTCATAAATTGACGAGTGGTACCCTCGTTTAATAATAGTTTCTTTTTAGCCATTTTAAAATCTCCTTTTTGTCATGACAAATAAATGCATTTTGTTCAATAAATAGTGATATTCTATCCAAAAATCATAAATCCGGATGATCTTTTTCAATTATATCGAAAATATTTTCAATGTCTGAGTCTTTTAATTCAAAGTCCTCATCCATAGTATTTAGTCCTTTGGTAATCATTTCTTGGTTCTTTTTACGATTTTTGGCAGACTTTCGATAAGACTTCTCTTCCAAAACCTTAAAAAAGAACTGGAGGAACTGTTCATCATCATTGATCAGCCCAGAAATGCAACCTCTGATAAAGTCAGATTGTGTTATACCATAGTGTTTTAACTTAATCTTGAGATCAGCGTGTCGCTTCTCTGTTTCCAAAAATAAGATTTGTTTGTCTTTTTTGATGCCTTTCATAACAGTTCCTCCTTTTCAATTAATCTGACTCACTTGTGTGTGAATAAATATCACCGTACTTTATATTATCACCAATGATTGGTTTACCAACGACATCTGTGGATCCAAGCGCACCGGCACCTCTATCAGACATTGAGATAGGATAACTATAGAGATCTCCATCGTGTCGACAATAAGCACGGAAAGAAACAATTGGGATCAATACTGCTTGTGCAATCTTCTGTCCTCTCTCAATCCGCTGAATGGTTGTTCCTACGTTATGTAGGTTCACAAACACTTCTCCGTCATACCCAGAGTCCACAACACAAGCGCCTACCAACAAACTACGCTTTGAAGCAACAGATGATCGGTTCATAATCTGAAGCATGTGTCCGTGTGGAACTCCAAATCGAAGCCCAGTTTGTAACAGACAAGACTGTCCGGGTGCCAATTCAATGGCTTTGTTGACGTCCAAAGGAGAGAAAAAGATATCCAATCCTGCATCTGATGGGTTAGCCCGTGTTGGTGGGATAACGTTTGGGTGTGTAAAACTATATTCTAAAATCATTCTTTTCCTCCAAATTTTTGTTCTAGATCGTATTTTGTCTTAGCAGATGCAAGACTAAGAGAGAATATGGCAATCACAATAAATGCCAACATACTCCATCCGGGGCTGATCCCCAAGTTCTCAGACAACTTTATAATAAGCGCCCATATAAAACTGAACATTACAAAGAACATCATTACGTGTGTTCCGTTGATTAGTCCTTCTTTAATCCATTTATTCATTGATCACCTCCAAATACCTTCATCCATCCAACTGTAAATAATCCAATGAATAGCACGATCCCTATAATCGTAATCATTCTTCCTCCTTTGCTTCTGGCTGCATAGCCTTTAGAATTGCATCAAACTTTGAGAATGCTGTACGTAGAGAGTCCATTGATGACTCCATTTGTTCTTTGCTGAGTTCTCCATAGTCTTCTGCTTCATATTGTTCAAGATATGAGTTGAACGTCTCGGCGAGAGCATAAGCAGCGATTGCAAGATCTCCCTGTGTTAATCCAGTTGTTTGTTCTGGTTCTTCATTTGTTACTTCCATTTTTCCTCCTAACTGTTTAAAATAGTTTGCAATTCTTGTCTGCTTTTTGCTCCAACAGACTCGTTCAAGATATCACCGTTTTGTGTGACAACAATCTTTGGAATGCTTCGGACGTTGTATTCCTGTGCAATCTCTCGGTTCTTGTCGACATCAATCTTAACGAAGTTAATGTCTGGATAATCAGACTCCATATTCTCTACGATAGGGGACATCATTCGACACGGCCCACACCAGTTTGCAGAGAACTGGATATAAGTTTTACCTGATGCGATAATCTCATCAAGTTCTTGTTTTGAATTAATAAGTTTCATATTTCCTCCTGTTACTTATTATACGTTTGAAAGGGAGAGAATATTCATTTTTTCTCTCCCTCGATTTCTCTACTCTTGTGACAATTCAAACTTTAAAGTTTCTCTATTCCAAATATATGTAAAGTACTTTGTTTCAGAAAAATTCTTAGATCGATATTGTGGCTCAAAAACAATCTTGTTGACTCTAGCGTTTGTGCCACGAATAATAAACTTATTCAAGTCTTCAAAACATTTCAGAAAATTTTGTCTTTTATTCTGTAATGTTTTGTATTCAGCATAAGATCCAGTAAAGTAAGTAACAAAATTAATTTTTCCAATTACATTTGAAAATGCATCCACTTTGCCGTTTGAAATCATAGATCCCCACTCCATTAGCGCAATCATCGTCGCTTTTCTGGCAGCGTTGTGTCCTGCGGAGAACTCATATTTGTTATCGTTCCATTGTTCTGGGAAACTTGAATTAAATAAGATTCTAGATCTTTGCTTGCTATCTTTCGAATCAATGGTACGGATAGTACTGGCTTTGATATTTTTGAAAGCACGATGGAAAATATCTGCTTTAGGTTTCCCTGCAAAAGTACATTTACAAGCAGTTAATTCTTCTTTTACTTCTGTATACAACTTTTCGTATTCTAAGGCAGCTTCTTCTTTTGAAAGAGTTTCGCTCTCAATTGCTTTAGATCTTTCCTTCCAATTTAAGTTATTATCATTGTCGTTGATCAAGTCTACAATGTGCTTAACCCAATCTGCTTTGGTATTTGACTTGCTAGAATTATGATTATTGCCTCGTCGTAAAAAACGCTTTTTCAAGTGAGTATTTGAAGAAGACACAATCAAGAATGGCAATATTGCTCTTGTCTCGCCCATTTCTCTAGAGATATTTATCTGTGCTCTTGTTCTATGGTGTCCATCTCCAATTTCTAACAGTTTGGTTTCTGAGTTATAGAAACCTACTGGAAGAGTTTCCAGCCCATCCATTTTTATTTCTAATTGAATTTTTGATACCAAAGCAGGATCATAGTCATCTGCTCTTGCTTGATTGATATCAATTCCGGAAATATCTACCTCCGAAACATAAGCGGCTCCAAGAATCTCAAGATCGTGTTTTTCCAATTCTGAGATTACTTTCTCCATTTTATATCTGTTTTCCCATTCTAATATTGGGTGATGTACCACTTTCTTCCATTCATTGTTTGGGAATAAAGTTAATTGATTGTTTTGCATTTCTGCTCCTTACGGTTATTTGCTTGTTTTACCCCAAGCGAAAGGTTTTTTGTATATATATTATACGTTTGAGTTACTCTATTTATTCAATATCTTTATTTTCTTCGAGCATTTTAAGTTGCTCTATGGTGAGCATTAGGTTATAAAGTTCAACTCCATCTTGAATATATTGCTGGATGGTTCTTGCTTCTTCCAAGATTAGCGCATCTTTATCATCACCACCAAACTCTTTCAAGATTGTCCATTCAAATGCTTCTTCTCCATACTTATCAAAATCTTCTTGGAGTAATTTATTTTCATGATAATTTCCTCGGAGGCATCTGAGGTGTTGTTTCCACCTCAACTCTCCTCTTGTTGTTTCTCCAATGTAAACCTTGTTGTTTATTAGATTTTTTATTTGGTAAACGCAACTTGGCTGTTCTGCTTTTCTTTCTTCACGATACTGGGTTATCTTTTCTTTGTTTTCGGCATAATACTGGGCTCCTCGTGTCAAGATCTTTTCTTTGTTTTCTTCATAATACTGGGCGATCTTTTCTTTGTTTTCGGCATAATACAGAGCGTGTCTCTCTGCTTTCCTTTTTTTGTTTTCTGGTTTTGCATTATACTGTGCTATACAAGCCTTACAATGAGATCGACGCCCGTCTTTTCTGTTCTTATCCTTACTAAACTCCGTCAATGGCTTTTCAATTCCACATTTTGTGCATTTCTTGGTTTTCATTTCCTCCCCTTTAGAACCAACTCAATTAACTCTGCTTTGCTCATTGCTGAGACTTCTTTTCTTGATAGACTGCCTTCCTTTACTTCTGGAGTGTAGTCTTTCTTGTATCCATTCTGGATCATTTGATCTGCGATTTCCATTCGCTTGTTTGCTATCTCAACATATTCTTCTGATATGTCGATACCTAACCAACGTCTGCCATTGATTGCTGCCATTTTTGTGGTTGTCCCTGCTCCTACAAAAGGATCAACAACTAGATCTCCTTCATTTGTCCAAGTCATAATGTGATCTTCTGCTAGTGATTCTGGAAACATTGCCGGATGTTCAAAAGCAAAGTTGTCACTTGTTGTGTATTTTTTGCCTGTATTATACTTCCAAACGTTATGTCGGGGGGAAAAATTAGGCGTAGGCTTGCGGTTCTTTGCCTTTACGAGTTCGCCGGCTGCGTTGCGGTTCGTCGATGTACCGAACGAGGTGTAGCCGCTCCACTTGTTGGGCTTGTCACAGATAAGGTTCGCTGTCTTTGGCTTGCCTTTGCTGAACACAAACATATACTCAAACACCTGTGAGTATCTATTGCCTGTGCGTCTTGCAGGAAAGGACGAGCCATTCTTCTCATAGATCATTGTGTCGTGGATGTTTAGTCCCAACTCTTGAAAGAAGATGGCTTGTCGAAAGGAGGAGCCAGACTCTGAACCTTTCAGTACTGCATCTCCTACTACCCATACAATGACACCGCCCTTTGCTAACTTCTGATACATCTTGCGAGCGATGTCTTCAAACGGAAAAGAATATCCGTTATAGTCTCTAAGTTGATCATAGGGCGGAGAGGTGACGAATGCATCGACGGACTCATCTTCTAGTTGATCCATCACCTCAACACAGTTTCCTAATATAATCTTATTCACTTATCCCCCTTCTTGTATTTATCAATGTTTGTTGTCTCAAGTTCTCTGAGACAATTCTCAAACCTCACAATATAATCTGCTGCTGTCAATAATTCACCAACTACCATGTGTGCTTGTTCTTCTGGCAAAGTAGGATCTGCAAGAAACTGCAGAAGCATTCGCTCAATCTCCTTTGTGTGTTTGATATTCTTTTTGATTTCTTTCTTAGTCATAATAAACCCTCCTATATTATATACGTGTGAGTCTCAAGATTTATTCAAACGATCTAGTGCTTTAGTGTAACAATCTGCATCTAATTCACAGCCCATATATTGCCTTTTAAGACGTTTTGCAGCCACTAGGGTGGTAGCACTACCTGCAAACGAATCAACGACTATATCACCCGGATTTGAGTGTTTAATGATGAGTTCTTCCATTAGCTTCAGTGGCTTCTGAGTGGGATGAAAACGTCCCTTGTCTTGACAGATTGCGTGATGGTAGATACCTCTGTCATATTCTGAGTGGAAAGTAGGCTTGCCTTTCTTCACTCCTAAGATTGCCACCTCTCTAGAGTTTGTGAGATAATTTCTCTTGCTATTGATTGGGACAGGGTTTGTCTTGATCCACTCAATGAAGCGGATCTGTTTAAACTTGGCTCGCTCCATCATCTCTTTGATGTAAGATACTTTCCAAATGTCACAAAAAGTAATAAATGTGCCTCCATCTTTAAGGATACGATAATACTCGTGCACGTTCTCTTCCATATCAAGCATATTGAATTGGGACTCGTGATCCCATTCTCCATGATTGGTACGATAGGTAGATAACTTCTCTACTCCTTTCTCTCCCATATTTGCAAAGCCCCCTGCTTTACTGATAATGTATGGCGGATCAATCAATCCTAAGTCCACACTTTTCTTGTCAAGACTTCTTAAGAAATCAAGACTTTCTCTATTTTCAAATCTGTTCATAATAACCTCCTACATTCTATACGTTTGAACTTTAATTTTATTCAACTTTCCCATCCACATTCTTTAAGTGCTCTATCGACATCTTTCAGTGCTTCGGACAATTGTCTTTGTTTTATTGGCTGATCGTAACCAAGCACATATCCTTGCCATATTCCTTGTGCTTTGAATATGTGCACGATTAGATTACCATCTTGATTGAAATACCTGAAATTGTTGTTATCAACTACCCAATCGTTCTTAGTCATTTTCCCTCCAACTTCTCAATATACTTCTCAAGATACCATGCCGCTTTCTTCAAGTCTTGGATTAACGTCTTTGGATCTTTCTTTCCTGCTCTTGAGATATACTTGATAACATTCCCAAGATGGAAGCCTAGTCCCCAAGCATCAATCACCTTGATTGCTTCATACATGTTTTCTTTTCCGCCATAGTGAACCGGATGATCTACCAGTTCTCCTAATTTCTTTATCTGTTCTTTGTCGCTCATTGTTCTCCTCCTTTACCCTAGCAACCTAAAGCATTTTCTAATTGAGCGTGTGCTAAAGCCCCACTGCTCACTGTAGTCCAATCTTGCCATATAAGGCTGATTGACATATACTGTGTCCTTGTCTGTCGGATTCCAACACTTGATGTCTACCATCGCATTGTTTGAGTCCACAACCTTAAGAATCCAGTATTCTTTTCCTTTTGTCGTCTTCTTCTTGATAAGTTTGCGAGGCACAAACCATACCAACAATTGATCGTCTTGATCTGAATCTACAGACATTGCAACCTCATACTCTGAGATAGGCACGACTGGTAACTGTTCCAACTTGACACGCACTGAATCACTCATAACTAAGTCGAAAGGGAAGATACCTGTTAGATCTGACTTCTGAGAGATAAGTTCATCTTTGGAGAAGTCTCCTTCTGCTTTGTACAGTTCAATATTCTCATGGAACTTCTTCTTGTTCTTAGGACGATCTACCACCACAGCACTCCAAAAATGCTTCATACCGGTGAATCGACTATC